TGGAACTCACCTGTTGCTGCATCAATAAATCCTACTGCTGTAGCATTTGAAATGCCGCCTCGTCTTGTTCCTGCAGGTGCAAACCATGGAAACGATACTTGGTCGCTTAGTGCAATAGTTCTCATCATCATATGTGATGCTGGAACAACTGCGTTTGAACCACCTAAGTCAGTTGTAAATCCATTTGGATAAAACGTTCCTAAGTATTCATCATATGTTACTAAGCCGTCATCGCCATTGTCTGTTACTAAGGAAGCATTAGTTCCCCAGTTAGTCAATGTAGTTGCATCTGCTGCTAATCTAAGTGGTGTATCACCAATAACAAACGCTGTTAAGCCTCTGTCAATGTTTAGATTAACTAGGTTGCTCATTAGCTCAGGATAACCTGGAGCAGCAATTATGTTAAAGTTACGTCTCTCTTCGTCACGTACCTGGCTGCTTGTATCAACTGCACTCTTCATTCTTTGTACAACAACTTTACGTTGTGCTTTTCTACCGAATGAACCTGATCCGTCTTCGTTGTTACCTGATTCAGTAACCCAACGGTCAGTTGCATAATCTGCCATTGCTTCGTCGCTGTTGAAGCGTTGGTTATCTGCTGTGATATCAATGTAGTTGTTAGCATAACGTTTAACGTTTCCGCCACTTCTACGTAGGTTCCATAAAAGCATACCCTGTGGATATAATGCAGGATCTGGAGCATCTGGATCTAAGAAATCTACTTTTTGTAAATCCTTAATTGTTGCTGCTGTGTTACCAGTAGCACCAGTTGAACCATAACGTGCATCACCAAACAATACACCATCTTCAGATGTTTGATCAGTTTTATCAACTAAAACCCATCTTTCTGAAACTGGTCCTGATTGGTCACCGTCATACTTGTAAATTGTTGGATAGTTTTCAATATCTGCTGTTGAAATCCAAAGGTCGCCTGTAACAGTTGTTCCTGCTACATACGGATTAGAAGCACTTACAGTTGGAACATATCCAACTCTATCGCTTGCTGCTTCAACATATGGACTTGTTGCACTTCTGTAACCTACCCAAGTAGTACCATCGTGTATCATAATGTCCACATCTGAAAACTCTGGGTTGTACCAAAGTTGTCCGTCTGCTGGCTCTGCTTCTGGATTGTCTGAACTAGCATAAAAATCACTTGAAGAAAGTGGCTGCCAGTTTGAAGCAAGATATCTATTTTCAGCAGTTGAATCATCAGCACCTGGTGCTAATTGACCTGCGCCTGCTGTTAATGATGCGTCTGACAAGTTGTAGAAGTTAGCAGTACCTTCTGCTGTATCAATGTTATATGGTGTAAACAATGCACCAATAGCATCTCTTCCTACATCACGTAGTCTAATTTCACCGCCTGTTTTGTGTGAAATAGTAACTTCGTTGTTTGCTGTTACGCCTGCTTCAACATTTGTAAAGCCTGCTGCGTTAATAGCCGCTGCCATAACATTTGCGTCTGAACTTGAACCTGAACTTGTAAATGTAACATTTACTGCTGCATTTAATGCCTCTTGTCCTTGAATTGATTCTTGGATTTCAAAAGTATAATCATCTGCAACTAATTGTGCTGCAACAACTGCTGATGTAACTGTTGTTACTCCAGTGTTAGCTCTACGCCATACACGGAATACTGCTGTTGCTGGAGATGAATCATACATGCTATGTTCAAATGCATTAGTTTGTACAAACAAACTGTCTGCTGCTAAATTAATACCTGCACCGCTTCTGTCCAACGAATAAATTGCTGAATGTCCGCTTGCAAATAATGGAGCATCTGCTGATACCCAAGTAGCAGTTGCTGAATCCCACTTGCTTGCTCTCCATCTTGAACCGTTGTTTGGTTCTGTAGTTTTGATCCAAACAGATCCTGTTGGTCTAGCACCTGCATCTGTTCCAGGAGTACCTTTCCACTGTGGCACAAGAGTGTGTGGCGCCTGATAAAGTTCTGGACCTTGGTATGTTGCTGCTGAAATTTCTAATTCAGTTAAGTCAGCAGTACCTGCTCCAATAACAACTGTGTTTGCATTTGTGTTAGAAGTTCCATCAGTGTAAATGTAAATTCTATCACTTACATTCTTTGCTGTAGTCCCTGTAATGTTTAAACCGTTAATTGTTGCTACAATATCATCTACTGAATCACTGCTGCCTATTGTAACTGTTGTACTGTTAATAGTAAAGTTACCTGCTGCTGCTGTAATTTTAGATCCAGTTAGTTGTGCTGTAATTACTGTTGGAATACTTGCTCTCCATTCTTGAGAACCAACTAGTACCCAATCACCTGCTGCAACACCTGCTTGTGTGTTACCTGGTGATTTGTAATACATTCTTGCTGGATCTTTAGAAAAACTAAATGTTCCTGTTGAAGCAGTTCCTACTGTTTCAAATACAACTGCATAGTCGCCAATTGATCCTACTGAACCTAATGGTGCATTATTTGAAATCTTCGCTGCATCATCGTCTGTAAGTACAATTGGAGTCTTAGCGGCAAATTTTTGTCCGCCTGTAGTGCTTAATGCTGCACTGTTCCACTCTTGGATACCCCATGCTGTAGACCCTGTGTTAATCCACCAAGTTCCATCTGGTGGGTTCGCTCCCGGAGCCTCTGCTGTACCTTCAAGTTGCCCTAAGTCTACATCAGCTCTCGTTACGAACGCTGCGTTAGATACACCTAGTAAACTGTATGCTGCCAATAGGCCATATTCATTAAGTTCGCTACCATGAATAGGTGTATTGCTCGCTGTCTTTTCGAAGTTAGGAACTCCAAAAAGATCTACTAATTCTTTTTGACTTGTCACTTTAAATGCATTCCCTGCATTCGCCGCCGTAGTTGCTGAAGCAACGCCAGTGCCTGCGGCATTTGTTTTGTCTTGGGCTGTTGCTACTATAATAAGCGGAGTTGTTCCGGGTTCAGCCGGAGTATAAAAACTCTCATCTATTACACTAACTTCTACGCCGGGTGATGTAAGTGCCATTTACTTTTCTCCTGGTAATAATTCAATTCATTACGTAATGTATTGTTATATTGTATTTAGCGGAATGATTAAAAAATGGTGCGTTAAGGCGCCTTAGACAAAGGGATAGAAAAGGTGTAAATACATGTATGAGACCTTTATGTAAGTGCGGTTTAAGACCCAAAGCAGTAAACTATAAAAAACACGGTAAGACATATTATAGAAGTTTATGCGAAGCATGCTCTAAACATGGAGTATATCATGGTATACCTAGATGGTATAGAGCAGGTTATAGGATTAAAAAACAGTGTGATAAATGCGGCTATAAATCACCGCATCAAGAAGTATTCAGAGTATATCACGTTGACGAAAACCTAGATAACTGTAGGCACAGTAACTTAAAAACTGTATGTGCTAACTGCCGTACTGTGTTATCTAAAGAAGGTATTAGATGGAAACAAGGCGATTTAGTTGCTGATTATTGATTTAATATTCGTATACAAGTCATCAATACTATTATCATTAGCAATTACATGATCAAACTTTGTATCTACCCATGCCCATTCTGATGAATGTATTTTACGAATCTTCATCTCATTGATATTTAGGTTTGATCCTTGTGCTGCTTTCAGCGCATTATCATACCATTCAGGCAAATCACCACGTGTCACCCAAATTATTTTACCACCTAAATTCTTAATTGCTTTAATTTCATTAGGAAAACGTACATCACTAATCACTATATTATCTTTACTTTGACGCAATTTGTTTTCAATACTTGCAATCCAAATATCATCATGAAATGTTTTACGGCAAACTTCTGTTCCCCAATATTGTAATACCCAACGAGGAGTAAGTGTAGGCATATCTAATCTTTCAGCCCACCATTTATCTACCTGCTCACGCCATTCTCGAGACTCTTTTGTTCTCCCTTCAAGCATGATTCTATCCCAGCCAAATACTGCTGCTACTGAATCTTTTAACGAATCTGCGAAACTTTCTCTACGGTACTCATGGAAATTAACCAGATAGTCTGCTACTGTATCTTTACCACAACCGATAAACCCGCAAACGCCTATAATCATATAACTCTCTCCTTTAAAGTTATATTATAGCATCTATTGCGTGTATGTCAAGTGTTTAATAAAAAGGTTTTGGTTGTCCTGGCTTGCCTGTATTAAGTTTTCTTGCCAAAACACTTGCTGTGTTGATTGATTTACTACGTTTCTGTCTACGTGCTTGTGTAGGAGCAGTTCTTGCTCTAGTAGTTTTCATTTTTTGAGCTTTAGCAACATTGTATTGCTGCACACATTTTGAAGGATGACTAACTTGTCTGCCTTTTCTTGGACCTACTGAGCATCTAAAACGCAGT